GAGGTTGTAAATGGCAAATCATAATTTAAAAAAATCTGCTCACCATCTTCATTTACAAATGTTGAAGACGTGACAGTAGGGTAGTCTGCAGGCACAAAATTAGTTTCAGTAGATGCAAAAATACCTTTAATAGAATTGAAATTATCTCTTTTGCTTTTTTTGGTGGAAACACTCAAATTTCCAACTAAATCATCTTCTGAAATATTCATGCTAGGACTAACATATTTTGCGGCTTTCAAGGAAAATTTTCCATTTGAATATGAAAGTATACCACCCAAACTGGTTATCATTTTTTCTAAATTGCTCTTTACTGAATCTGTGCTTTCCACTGTGCCATTAAAAGTATATTTAGTTTCAGAGCCACCTGCTTTTAAATTTACTGTTTCATCGCAGATGTTTGCGGCTGTTGTGAAATCTGTATCGTTTATTTCACTGGTTGAAGCTCCTAAACCAAATCTAGTATTTATCAAATAATCTCGAATGCAAAGAGCAGGATTTGTTTTATATGATGTTGATGAATCTCTTGGGTCGAATACTTTTTTACCTTGGACTTTGACAGATATATTCGGCAAGCCATTAGCAAAAGCATTTCTATCGAATTCAAGCCTAGCATAAATATAAGCGATACCTTGCAGTCTATGTTGGTCTGTCCACTTCGATGATTCTGAAACTAGATTTGAATCTGCCGCTTGATTATCATCCCCTAAGTGACTGTAAATTCGAATTTTATTAGCAAACTTAGATGGTGATATGCAATTTCCATTGGAGTCTAAAGTTATTTCCTCATCATTTATAAAATACCCTTTGGTGTTGCTACTGTCTGGAGTGCCTATTCTGTTGACCTCATGATTTGCTAAACAAATTACCAAATGTAAAAATTTGTCATTCTGAGTTGATTCCACATGGGCAAGCACACCTGATATTCTAGCTTCACCATAAATAGCTCTTCTTGGAAACGTGGGTTGTCTTATCATTTGAGTTCTATTGTTGGATAAATTAGCAAAATCTCCAAACCCACCTAAATCTGGTTTTGGTGATAGAGATTGGACAGCCGCAGATAATGCCGCACTTTTGGCAACACTAATAGCAAAAGCTTTAGTAAAACCAACAGGACCTGAGACTGCCGCCATAACAACAGCTTGAATAATTGTTTCTGGTTTTGTTAAGTTTTTGATAAAACCTTTTAAACTAAACCCCATTATCTACCCCAAACTAATTCTTTGTCTTGTAAGTCAGCTATGAAATCCAAACCAAGGTCATCTGGAAAATCTATCTTTTGATCCTCACTGGTAAATCTTCTTATTTTTGAATTTTCTAATCTAATCAATCTATTTTCAATATTGATGATTATAGTGGCTGTCAATCCATCATCTGAAATACTCATAGTATCCATAAAACCTTTAAAAATAATATATGGATCAGCTATGACGGCATTATTTGCATCCAAAGCACCAAAATATATTTCTGCATTTCTGGATTGATAATTTATATTCAAAGCAACGGATATCAAATCAGTTGGTATACCTGATAACGTTATTGTTGCTCCATTGGCTTGTATCTGACCTGTTTCTTTAGCTGTCTGTATTGCTAAGATATTCGCTCCTCCAACGTAAGATTCACCCCCAAAGGAAATGTCACCTAAACCTGTCCACAAGCGTATGGGGTCTGTAGCGAAATCTAAAAGAATAGCATAAAATGGTTTAATACTATTTGTATTAAATTCTGTATTTAATGCGCTTGTAATATCTCTTGACATTTAACCCTCAACTTGGCTTTTTCGGATAAATTGGATTTTCTAAATCAGATTGATTGGTCATATCTCGCAACTGTTGTCTATAAGCACGCCATGCAGATGTATCACCACCTGAGTCCTCCAATTTAAATATTTCTATGTCTGCCTCTTGAAATAAAAACTCTCTCGTGGCTCTTATATTTCCTTTCAATTTTTCATTCATATTTTTTTGAGCTTCATTTTCTGCTTTTGAAAACTGTATTTCCTCTGCTTCATCTAAATCAATTAATTTTAAGCCTTGTGATGTTATAACTGCTTTTTTTGTCATTACGAGATACCATAAAGTCTAAAAGTTGCTGATGCTATATTACCACTTTCCATGAAAAAACTAACAAAGTTTAGGGCATCCACTTTTCTATAGGCTAAAGCACTAATTCTTTGACCAATGATGGCTGGAAGCGCACCAAAATTGGATTGTCTGACAACAGCGTGTTTATAATCTGTTGTACTGGTTGGGTTTGGTAACAAAATTTCTGCGTAAAGATTTTCACCTGTTCCTGTACCCAAATCATTGTTTGGTGCGGTAATGTAAAGAAAAGAATTGTTTGCGTTGTTGAATGCCGCACTTACTTGTTGATTAGTGCTTCTCATTCCGTATTGATAAATAGACTGTTGATAAAGATTAGAAGAGTCCGCTGAGTTAGATGTTCCAAGTCTCATTCTTAGCTCTCTAAAATCAGTAGTAGTTTTGACATTATACAAGACAATCCTAAATTGTTCAAAACCAGTTATTACAGTATTATCAAAATCAAGGCTTGATACGTCTGAAACTGAACCAGAACTTATTAAAACTTCATTGCCATTAACTGCTATTGTTTTAGTTGCTCCAGTGCCTGATGCAGTTACACCGTTTCCAGTAAAGTTTAAAGTGGTAGCCGTTGTTGATAATGCAGAACCTTCATCTTGGACAGTTATTCCACCACCACCTCCACCTATACCTAAATTAGATGGTGTAATCTTTTTCATTGTGCCACCATCATCTACAAGCACGAAGTCTGCATCACCGCTTGATGTTGTGGTAACTGGTGTATCAGAATTTCCTGTTGTGAGAACAGTTCCTGACGCATCTGGTAGCGTAATTGTTCTATCACTTGTGGGGTCAACCACCGTAAGGGATGTTTCATTAGCATCGCCAGTAGCACCTTCAAATCTTAAAACTATTCCTGCGGCAATTTCAACATCCTTATTTACGAATTGAGTAACCCCATTCCCTCTCAAAGTAAGTCTATTCTGTAAAGTGCCACCTGCCATCACACCAAAATCAAGCCTACCATCTTCTGTCGCATCCGTCTGGTCTATGATATCTGCGTTTATTTTTGCATATACTACCTTTTGATCGGCATCATTTTCACCACTAAACTCAATTTTACCAAGCACATCTTGGTCTGCAGGACTAGCACTATTGCGATAAAGGTCTAAAGTTGGGTTTCCTGTTGCACCATCGTCACTACTCTCTATCAAAACGTCTTGATGAAATTGATTTACCCCAAAACCTATTTGATAATAAGTTGTACTGCTTCCACCTCTAATTGCGTTAAATTTTACAGAACTATCCTCAGTTCCATCAGTTTCATCAGTGATTATTGTTTCAATTTCTGCATAAGTAGTTTTTTGACTAGCATCATTTTCACCACTAAAGGTAATGTGTCCTATTATATCATTTACTGCTGGACTTGAGCTATTGCGGAATAAGTCTAAGGTAGGGTTTTCACTAGCACCTGCATCTGTTGATGTTAAGGTAAGGTCGCCTGTGATATCTAAACCAGTATCGGTCAATGCCATTCGCTGTGGAACAGTCGTTCCAGATGGTGTTCCTGTTCTAAATTTTATTTCACCAGTAGGCATTAATTCAATACCAGATGCAGTGCTGTTACTATTGATACCCATAGAGGTAAAACCACCACTTGCATTTCTGTAACCATTAGAAAACAATGAAACAGCAAAAGAACCGTTTGAGCCTAAATATCCATAAGGTGTAAAAAACGCAGAGTTATCACCACTTCCCCACCAATCAGAAAAGTTGGTATAGGTGTTACCCTGCATTTGTAAATTATCAGTGACAATAGCTGTGCCAGTCACTGTTGCACCACTAGATGTTGTTTCCAACCTTTTATCAGCATCATGATAAAGTTCAACTTGACCATCGTTGAAAAACTTAGCCATATTAGATGTTCCATCAGTTTTAGTGATAGCCATAAAACTTGTTTGTACTAATAACGAACCAGTGCCACTTTCTTTTAAAAATGTATTATCTTCATCATGAAATATTTGAAAATCACTACCATTACCGAAAATAGCTTTAACATCATCATTGAATGTGACATTTCCTGTGAAAGTTCCACCTGATGTTGGCATACCACTTCCACCGCCACCTGCTAATTCTTTTACAGTGCCATCAGTATGTTTTGTGAATAGTTTTGCATCAGCCGTATTGACGGCTAATTCGCCAACTTGGAGGTCACTTGCAGATGGAGTTTCTGTAGCGGTAGATGATCTCTTTATTTGTATTGTATTCGCCACCTAACACCTCAATCTTCCTTTTTGGTTCTTCCCCTTTTTTTGAGCATGGATTTATATTTTTCTTCCCATCTCAATCTTGTTTCTTTTTCTAACTGCAAGGCAGTTTTTAAATCTGCTATTTGCCCCTTAACAATACTGACAGTTTCTAACAAATTTGTGTTCTGTTGCTCAAACGCATCTTTGTTCGAACTAACCGCTTTCAGACTCGAATGCGCTTCTTTTAATTGCTCTTGTTGTTTTTCAAAAAGAACTTTTGCATCTTCAAACTCTTTAATCTGTTCTGCCGCAACTCTCAACTTTGCTTGTGCCTCAATATACCTTCCTAATAACTCCCCTAAATACTGTTCGTGACTTGCTACCATAGCAGAAAGCATGGCGTTGTTGTCCATTTTAGTATGTGCCTCCATCAATCGTTTTATTATCTAATGTTTGAGTATGATTAGCGAAAACAAATGTGTCATTGCCACCCAATAAAGGTAATGTCACAGTTCTATCTGCCACTAACTCAGATACGGCAAACACATATTGATGATTTGCGCTTGTATCATTTATTTGTGGCGTTGTAAGAACAGGGCTTGTAAGTGTTTTATTTGTCAATGTTTGCGTATCACTCGTACCTACAATATCCCCTGATGGAGCGTGTTGCCCATCTAATAAATCAGCATTGAGATTAGATACTGCCGTTGTTGAAGCTATGACAAAAGGTGCTGTGCCTGTTGAAAGCGTAGATGTAATCTGGCTTGATGCAGATATTGTAGCTGTATTGACTTGCGAATTTATGTGCAGATTTCCAAACTTGAGCGATGATGTACCCAAATCTTGTCCTGCGTTGGTTGCAGGTGAGAATGCCGTACCTGTAAGTTTTAACTCGTCAGAACCAGCTATTTTGATATCTATTTCATCATCTGTACTAGCATGTATGCTCGTGTCTGCATCAGCATCTAAGATAAGCTCATTGCCATTCATATCTAAACTTGTGGCTATGGTTGCGGCTGTTATTGTTGGAGAACCTGCAAGATTGCCTTCTATATTCGCTTTCAGAGTTTGTTTGTTAAATCCTGTGCCACTAGTATTGACTGTAGTAGTTGGCTCTGCTTGCAATCCATCGAACAAAACGAACTTGCCTGAGTCATCAGCATCTCGTGCTATACCTGCGAACTTGGTTGTTGCTGATTCTACATATTTGCCATAGAAACCTATATCAACACTATTGCCAGTATTATCTTTTGATAGTTTGATGAATGGGTCAGTAATGCTGACTGTAGTAGAATCAATAGTTGTGGTTGTGCCTTGAACATCAAGATTGCCAGTGATAGTAAGATTTCCATTGAAAGTGTCATTGGTATCACTTCTTAGAAACGCACCTTCACCACCTATCTTTCGTATATTATCTGATGCATCTCTATAAAATAAAATCTGTGTTGCTTCTGTGAAGCCTAATTCACCTTGAGCAATATTGGAAGTAGTAGGCGCATCTGAATCACTTGTATTCCGTTTTATTTTAATAGTATTTGCCATCAATAAGTTCCTGCATCTATTTCTTGGGTGTAAACAAACTCATCACTAGATGAACTAAATTTTATCATATCTCCATCTGATGGAGTTGCGGTTGGCAAATCTTTTCCACCAATGGTTGCTGTGCCACTTGGTCCTTGTGGTCCCTGTGCGCCTACAGAAACAACATCTATATTTGTTGAAATAATTTCCACATTCAAAGCCACATCTGCGATTGAAACCGTATTGGCTGTTTCTTGAACCGTAACAGATGTTGAATCTGCAACTGTTACTGAATTTAGTGTTTGTGATATCTCAACGGTATTTCCACCTGATACGGCTATAGAGTTTGTTTGACCTGTGAGTATAACATCATTCATCTTGTGACCTCTCTCACGATAGAATAAGCACCTTCTATCAATCTTGTTACAACACCACCACTTGATACTAATTCTAAATCATACACGCCATCACCTGCTGTTAGGTTTGCTGTATCAGTTGCGGCAACTGTGAGTGTAACTGTGCCATTTGCTCCACCCAAAGCGATGCGTCCATTTTCTGTTGTAAGTGATAATACTATTGAAGAGCTTTCAATCTCATCTCTTAGTTGCATTCTTGCAGTAAAACCAGACAGGTTTATAGCTGAACCTGAGCTATCTTTGTATGTGATAACAAGGGATAAAGTAGCACCTTGCTCAACAGTCAGATAATAGTTCCCTGCTGTCATTTGGTCTCCCAAGCTTCATTTATATCAGGAGTTGATGGGTCATCCGCTTTAAGCGTTCCGTCAGCGTTTCTAGCCCTCCTCCTTTGCTTTACCTTCTTTTCCATAGGTTCCACCACCTTGGTCTCTTCAGCCATGCCTCCGTCAAGGAATATCTTGGCTAAATTTTGTTGCCATGGAGTTTCAGTCGATAAAGTCTCACCTTTTTTATATACTCTTGTTTCAGAACCATATTCATTACAAGAACCTTTTGTATCAAAAAGCATAACGATAGGCATTATTTTCTCCTCAGAAAAAAGGGCAGAGTTTCCCCTGCCCCTAATTATTTATGCGTTATGAACGTCAAAGGCATTATCGCCAGTATGACGAGCATGACTCTTGATTACAGTTGTACCCAGAGGTGTGCCGTTTGAATGTGTGCCTGTCTTAGCGATAACGGTGCGGATATACCTTTTCCCACCGATGTAACCTACACGATAGGTTGAACCAGTGGTATCTGGATTACCTGCTGTGCCTGCTGTGCCTGTTCCGTCAATCTTCAAGAATATTCCTCCTGATGCAATAGTACCATCAACGATTTCACTTTGAGTGACATCGGTAAAAGTAGCGTTATCATCAGAATGTTCTAATGAGATTTCAAAGTAAACAGAACCAGACAAGGTATCACCTTCTGCACCAATCGTTACAAGAACTGTTGCACCTTCATAACCTTGAAGATCAACTCCTGTGCCATTCGAATCGGATGATGTGACTGCACTTTTATGAGAAAGTGCGGTTGCAATAGTATTGGATAAGTCTTTCATATCACTCTCCCTTTACGCTGAAATTGTTTGAGTGCGAATAGCCTCAGGCAATACCACCTGACCACCTACTCTACGTCTAGCAACATATCTAACGATGCCAGTTGTTATTTGAGTGAATGGATCACGTAGCACGCTCAAAGCAACACGATCAACGACCATGTATGCACGACTGAAGTCACCAAATGCGACTGGTTTTGCTGAACCTGCAACATCTGGCATATCTGGCATTTCCACATATGGATATCCAAGAATGGTATTTGGAACACCTGATGTAAGCATCATGCCTGCTTGGAAAACATATTGTCCTGCAGTATCTTTGAGCTTGCGAATTGCCGCCAAAGTTGTGCGATTGAACACAAATGTTCCATTAGCACCATATGGGCTTTTTACAGCATGAACGAGGTCAATCAAACCATCTGCTTTCAACAAACTATTGTCTCCAGAGTTTGTTGTTCCAACAGATGAGTTAGTTAAAATACCTTCTGGTTTGCCAACAGCGTTTCCAGAAACCATTGATGTGCCTTCAGCTTTTGCAAACTGGTCAGCAAATTCTTGTTGCATTTCTGCCTCAAGATTGAACACTGAATCCTCTAGCTCTTGCTCAGAAATATCTACCAAAGCATACAACTCATGAGTTGGTATTTCTTCCAACTGGGTAGTGTATCCTGTTGTTTCTGAACGTGTGCCTGTTTCTGCAACAAATTGTGCGGAAAAAGTAGCTGTTCTTGATGGTATCTGAATTGACTTTTGAGTTGTTGATCTAACTCTTGCAATCGACCTCATAGGTGATATTTCAGTCAATGTTTTTATCAACTCGTTAACATACTCTGG